TTACTAACAAGATTCAGGATCAGGAAGGCGACGTAATGTCGGTCTTCTGGAACAAGAATGACACCACTCGCCAGCTACTTCACGGTTCGACTATTCTAGAGGTTCCAGCCAGCGGCAACAACGGCAACGTTGATTTTGGAGGTTCCAAGATTTTCACTATTAACAATGACATCGACTGCCTTGGTGAATTATATCTTAATATGAAGGTCAGTATTACGAATCTTTTCTCAGGCCCAGCAAACCTAAGTGCAATTTCCATCGGCACGGGCCCAACTATCGATGGCACCGACCCAAGAATACAGTTTAAGTTAGGTGCGTTGACAAACATTATAGAGCGCATTGAGTATCAGGTTGGTACACAGATCTGGCAAACTCTTGAGAAAGACGACGTGCGAGTAGTATACAATACAGAAATGTCTGAGGCGGCTTACGGATCTGTTTCGAGAAGAGCGCGGCCTTCTACTTCTGGGAATACTATGTGGACAAGCCTATCTTCAGTCAGTTCTGAGGATGTAGATGTTACATTTATTATTCCCGCACTAACAAAAACTCTCGCACCTCAGTTAGAGACTTTCACGAATGTTTCGGAGAGTGGCTATCCACTTGCTGCGGCTCCTCACCAGTCTGTTAAGCTTAAGATATATCTTTCTAATACTGATACCATTTCAATTACGCCCACCGCCGACGCCTCCTACGACCCGGCCGCGACAGACAAAGACAAAATGTTAATTGATGTAGATGAATCTCCTTATATTTCTGCTATGGAATTCGACGTAGCTGGCACCACCGGACCCGTGGCAGCAACTGAAATTGTTTTAGGCCCCGCTCCACTTAAATTAAAATCTATTAAACTTTATGCTAAGCACTTGATTATGTGCAACGAAGAGCGCGAACAGATGAAGGCGATGCCACTAGGTCTTCCAAAGCGTCTTAAGATGTCCCAGAATGCTTTGATCACTGACCTAACAAGTGTGACACAGAAGACAATTGACCTCGATCACTTCTCTCTATACGGTTCGCATCTCATTATCTCGGGTAACCTCGGGAAAGATGTATACATTAAGACCGCTGAGCTTAAATTGAATTCGTCATCGTTCTCCGGTGTTCTACCTGCTCAGATGCTAGATTATGCCGCCGCTTCTTCGCTTGGTCTATACGTCAATCGTAACATTGAGGGTACCCAAGCGGAGGCAGTTGACGGTGTAGGTATGCTTGTATTCCCCCTTGGAAGCTCTGCCTATTCGGGCTCATCGGTTCCACTCAACCGTTTCGACAGCATTCGCCTAACTCTAACTTTCACGAAAACGCCAACCGCTTTGAGCCCATACATCAGCATCTCTTGCATTGGAGAGACAACCGCTCTATTCAAGGGTGGGGCGGCCTCGCTTGCGATGTATTAAAAGGTGTGTAAATTAAATGTGTAAATTAAATGTGTAAATTAATTAGAATTGTATGTGTTAAATAATATAAATAATTATATTTTACTTATATTAATTAACATCATGGGAAGAGGGGCACACGCTGCTCATGCTGCTTATAACGGAAGTGGTACGCAAGGTATATCAGTTACTAATAAAATAAATAAAGATGAAGAAATACATTCGGTTTTTATAACAGAAAATGATACCACTAAACAAATCTTACACGGACATAATATTTCTGAAATGACTTGTTCTGGTAAAATAGAGAGTATAACATCGGAAAGATACAAAATTTTTACGCCGGGTGAAAATGATGATATGCTTGGAGACATCTACTTAAATTTTGAAATGGATTCGGAGATATCAGACTTCGAGTTTGTTGATACATCACCTGGAGGACAACCCATCCCTTTACAAAATGTAACACCAGAAGCTATAAGTAAATCTTTTTCTATGGGAGGAGAAGACTATAATTTTATGAATGTAGATTATTCAAATAATTCATTACCAGTAGTAAATTCTACAACAAAATCTGATGTTTCTTACATAAATAAAATATTGAATGTTATATACGACAATGTTAATTATGAAATAGTAGTAGGTAAAGGTACGTCTAATATGGCCGTTAGAGAATTACCAGGTAGTAGTTGGTCTAATCATGATATATCTAATTTTTCCGAGATTATAGACATTATAATGATAAATGTAGATAATAAAGACTTATTGATTGTTGGAGGTAGACCGGCAACTGCAACTACACCTACACCTACAGAACAGCCCTCGGGGGGTCTTGAACTTATAATTCCGGGTACTGACGCTCTCCCAGATGATGATAGTGGAGTACTTACAGTTATACCTTCGTCTCCTTACAAAGTATTAGAAATACAAAATTCAAGTGGAACAATTAGTATAACTCCAAGCGATCTAGTCTTAACTAACAATAATCTCTATAAAAATTTTAATATAATAGTAAAATTATTTTATGAAAATGATAAGCTAATAATGTCTGGTTTTAAATATCACGATAATGAAGTATTACGGGCGAATGTGGATTATTTTCATACAGATGATGCAAATTATCAGACAACGTTTATTATTACAGGTTTATCTTGGAACGCCGCAACTGAAATATTAAATGGTACATCTATAAATGGTATTACATTTACTCCGGATAGAGATACAGCTTCTAAAAGACTTGAAAATTATAATTACAAAGATTGTTTAGTATCTTCATCCATAAAATACGATGATACAAACTACGCATATATAACAGGGTCAAAAGAAAAAGTTTTACTGGCATTATCTCCAAATCAATATAATAATAACGAGATTAAAAGGAGTTACGACAATGGATTAAATTGGGAAGACGTTAATTTTTATCAAACATCTGACAATTATTATCCAATGTCAAATTTGTACAACAAAAATGAAACATTAGTTCATACGCAACTTAATAATTTTCAATTTCTAGTTAATGACTTAAATTCTTATACGATAGCTAATTTAAAAACATACATCGTAAATACATACGGATATATTAAGAACGATATTAAAATTATAAACAAACGTACTAAAATGGAATATGATGATATTATAACCTTATATGATATTACACAGTTAGATCCGGTCGTCGGAGAGGCGGTGGACAATGATGTATATGCAACCGAATACGATTTAAGTAGTTATGTAGATATACGAATTAAAGATTCGCCAATTATAAAAGACTATGATCATATTTGGGTTAATATCAGAAAAAATAATAACAACTTTAAAAAAATTTGGACTATAGCACAAAATATTAGAATGATTTCTAAAAAACCTTACGGCGCTATCACCCGTATTATTGTTACGGACGGAGGAACCGGATACGCTTCTGTTCCTATTGTAACAATCGCTCCGAATGATCCCGGTGGTACATTTGCCAACGCCGCCGCGGTTTTAACAGACGGTGTTGTCACTTCATTTAACGTAAGTTTTGGAGGATCCGGATACACATTCCCACCACATGTTACTATCGATCCTCCTCCATCGGGTGAGACCGCTACTGCAACTGCTATATTAACAAATGGTGTTCTAACTTCGATCGATATAATTTCGGGTGGTTCTGGATACACATTTCCACCCGCTGTTACTATCGATCCTCCCCCAACGGTTGATAATGCTATTGTGCAAAATGCTGTAGTAACAAATGGTTCTGTCACCACGATTATTTTATATTCAGGTGGTTCTGGATACACATTTCCACCCGCTGTTACTATCGATCCTCCTCCATCGGGTGAGACCGCTACTGCAACCGCGGTTTTAACAGACGGTGTTGTCACCTCGTTTGATATACTTTCAGGTGGTTCTGGATATACAAGTGAACCGGTAGTTACTATCGATCCTCGACCCGCGAGTGAGACCGCTACCGCAACTGCTGTAATAACAAACGGTATTCTAACTTCGATTGATATAATTTCAGGCGGAAGCGGCTATGATGGAACCGAACTTGTAACAATACTCGCAGGAGGCGGTCCGGGCGGTAATGGGGGCGCGCGTGCGATTATAGATAGATATAGTATATCTAAGGACTATTTAACCTTTGGAGAATTTAAACAAAATATATCTGGAACGTTGGGATTAACTACAGCCGATTATAATTTAGTTGTTTATTATACACTCGGTGGGGTTCCTTTTATTGGAATTAACACCGACGATGACGATAAAAATGTTTTTGATTTAGGTCTTTTACAAACTAATAAAGTGACCATTGAATCCTCGTCGGGGTCTGGCTACATACCAAGTGGCCAAATACCAAAAAAATTAATTACCTTTAGGGGCAGCCCAGCTAATGCAGAAAACAAACCAGTTGATGAACGTTTGAATGATAAATTTAAAATTTACCTTGTTATCGGACCCAACGTAACTGTAAATGATTTGAA